AAGGTTAATAAAACCTTTACAAGAATATATAAATAAAACACGCTCTTTGATAATTGCACATGCTACTACAAGTACTAATACTAAAATACTTGTCCCTGAAGGTAGTGTTGATATGAAAGATTTTGAAGAAAAATGGGCACAACCAGGTGTTGCTATACCGTATGACCCAACAGATGGAGCTCCTGTTGCAGTACAACCAACACCCTTAGGTAATGAATTATTTAGTCAAGAAGCTTTAGCAAAACAAGATATTGACCATGCTTTAGGTTTATATGAAATGATGATGGGTAATGCTCAAGCAGCTCCAGATACATATAAAGCAACTATAAGTTTAGATGAATTTGGCCAAAGAAAAATGAAGTCTAAGTTAGCAGATGTAGAAGCTGCATTAGTAAGACTTGGACAAGTTGCAATACCTTTAATGCAACAATTATACAAAACAGAAAAGATTTTTAGAGTAATACAACCTAATAATTCAATTAATGAATATGTTATTAATAAGAAATTAGTTGATGATAAAACAGGTGAAATTAAAATTATGAACGATATTACATTAGGCAAATATGATATTATTGTAGTATCTGGTTCTACATTACCTTCTAATAGATATGCTGAATTAGAGTTTTATATGGAAGCGTATAAAAATGGTTTAGTAGATAAAGTCGAAGTTCTTAAGAAAACAGAAATATTCGACATGGAAGGAGTTCTTCAAAGAACTGATATGATAGCACAATTGCAACAAGCATTGCAAGGTGCTCAAGAAGAAATTAAAAGACTTAAAGGAGACTTGCAAACTAGAGATAGAGAAGCAGTTAACCTTAGGAAAAAAGCTGAAGTTGAGAAGTTTAAAGGAGACCTGGATGGCGTTAAGAATAAAGCTAAAGCCGCTGGCACCCTCTATGAAGAACGACTTAGCGATAGCTTAGCTACTATAAAAACGCAGATTAAAGATGCTGCAAAAACCAGCTCACCCTCTTCTGGTAGTAAAAGAGGCAGCTAAAAGGAGAAGAAATAATGTCACAAGAAAATACACAATCAGACACCCCTCAAGAAGGAGCTAATGAACAGCAATATAATTCTTTAGAAGAAGCTGTTTTTAGCCAAGGATTTGATGGCTCTGACAATACTATTGAAAGTGCTTTTACTACAGGCGAAGAGCAAAAAGCAACAGAAGCTCCTGTTCAAACAGGACAACCTGAAGTTGCTAGTGAAGTAGAAACCCCAGTTCAATCAACTAATAATGACCAAACAAGATACCAATATTGGCAATCTCAAGCTGATAAAGTTAAGTCTGAAAATGAGCAATTAAAAGCTCAATTAGCTCAAACTAATCAACCTCAGGCACAACCACAGCAAAGTCAAGAAAAAGTTGAAGCTGAACCAGAGTTTCCACCTCCACCAGCTAAGCCTTTAAAACCCGCGCATTTTAGCAGAGATGAAGCTTTTAGCGACCCATCTAGCGAAAGTGCACGATATTTAGATTCAGTTGAACAATGGCGAGATAATATGGTTGAATATAATGGTATTAAATCTGAGTATGATTCTACTTTGTTAAGAGAAAGATTTGACAAACAAGAAGCACAAAGAGTACAAAATGCCAAGCGTTTTCAAGCACAAGAGCAAGCAAAGCAACAAAAAAATGAAGTCTATAAATATGTTACTGGACATCATGGTTTATCGCAAGAGCAAGCTGTTGATTTTATTAATACTATGAGTAAGCCTGAATCTGTAAATCTAGATAATTTAGTTCAGTTATACAGACTTAATAATGGAGGAGCAGCTCAACAAGCTAATCCTTCTCAACCTAGTCAAGAGTTTAAGCAAATGCAGAATGCTCAACAAGTACCATCTCCTATGGGAGTGTTACCTTCTGGTCAACCTGGTGCTGATACTCGTACTGCTGAAGATAAAATTATGGATACAATGATAGGGAATTTTAACAGTAAAAACCCTTGGAAGTAATTTTAATAACCGCCCTACTTGAAGGCCTATAAAGGCAGCTGATAGAGGGCATAATTAAGGATGGTCTAATATGTCAGACGCAAACGCAACAGTATGGTCTGGCTCAGCTGGAAGCACTTTAGATAGCGGCGTTAGTATCAATGATACTAGACGTAAGTTTAACTTTGGTGACAGAGTAGCTGAGTTAGCTCCAATGCAAAGTCCATTCTTCGTATATTTATCGAAGGTGGCAAAAAGGGCTACTAATGACCCTGTTTTTAAATTTTTAGAACAGAGACATCAGTGGCAAAGACGTAATTTTGAAGTATTATCAGCTCCGTGGGATACTGGAGCAGAAACAGCAGGAACAGCTTGTGATGCAGCTGCAGATTTAGCTATTACAGCAAAGTATGACAAGTACGGAAAAATAAGTTCAGCAAATAATCATTGCGAAT